GTTTTACGCTGCTGATGGCAAAGGCAAAATGGCTAACGGTGGTATGGCTAAAAAGAAAAAGAAAAAAGGCATGGCTAAAGGTGGAGCCATGATGAAGAAAAAAGGTATGGCTAATGGCGGTGCTATGATGAAGAAAAAAGGCATGGCTAAAGGTGGTAAAATTAGAGCTAATGCAGGTGCATCAGTTCCACCAAACAGAAAGGCTCGTAAGTAATGACCGACTTAACTAAAGAGCAAGAAGAAGCTATAGAATCTCTAGGTTACACTGTAATGGGTAACACAGTTATAGACAGTAATAAAGCAGTAGTAATGGATAAGCCAGATCGTGACGGTGGGTTTATAACTGAAGTACCAGAACTAGAAGCTTTGATGGCAGGTAAAGCTACAGTTGAAACTGTTAGAGCTAGAAATGAAAAAGGTCACTATATTGCTGATGACCCTGATACACCTGAGAATGAAGCTTGGACAACTAAAGTAGTTAAAAAAGTTAAAGGCAAAAAGTGACAATACTATCAGACGCTAAATTTTTCTCAGCAGCTAAAGACCTTACTGCAACTTCGGGTGGGGCTAGTGGTAACGTTATATACACCTGTCCCAATAATTTTGTTAGTCTGATTAGATTTTTACATGTATCCAACGGTTCTGCTTCAACTAAGAAGTATAGTCTTCAGTGGTACGAAGCTTCAACAACAACGTATCATTTTATTATAGATGATCACAGTATTGCAGCTAATGGCTTAGAAGAAGTAATAGAAGGTGGGGCATATCTTGCCCTATCTGCAGGAGACAAGATTGTAGGTTTTGAAGAGTCTAGCTCAGACTTTCATGTAATACTTTCTGGAGAAGAACATTACCAACCTACATAACGGCTATTCCGTATTGTCTCTACTAACCTAGAGTTAGTTATGTATAACTATGTATGCCCAAAAAGACAGGGCTAACATAGGAGAATACATAATGATTAGACGAATATTTAATAGATTAGTAGAGGCAAGAGCAGAGTCAGCTAGACGTAAGATTGCACGTATGCAACTTCACAAAATGACTGACAGAGAACTACAAGACGTAGGTATAGTTAGGTGTGATATAGAAAGAGTTATACTAACAGGTAAGGCTCTTTGAAAAACACAATAAGTTCTTTAATGATACTAGGAGTTCTTTTGGAGGAGGCTCGTGGACCCAGTTACAATTATCGGTGGTGCAACCGTAGCCTTCAATGCGTTGAAGAAAGGCTTTCAGGTAGGTAAAGACCTACAAGATATGTCAGGACAGTTGACCCAATGGGCAGGTTGCATGAGTGATCTGTCTTATGCTGAACAGAAAAACAAGAACCCTCCTTGGTGGAAAGCACTAAATGGAGGGTCTGTTGAAGCAGAGGCTCTAGAAATATTTACAGCTAAAAGAAAAGCTGATGCAATGCGAAAAGAGCTAAAAGATTGGATCAGTTTTAGCATGGGGCCATCTGCTTGGGATGAGCTTGTAGCTACTGAAGGTAAGATACGTAAGCAGAAGAAAGAACAAGAGTATCGCAAAGCAGAGATACAAGAAGCAATAGTTACTTGGACTCTTTCTATTTTAATAATACTAACTGGAGCAGGGATGCTAGGGTTTATAATTTACATGGTGGCATAATGTCTAGAAATCTAACAGAGAAACAACAGAAGTTCCTTGAAGTCTTATTTGACGGTGCAGGTGGTGATGTCGTACAAGCTAAGAAACTAGCTGGATATGGTGATAGTACTAGCACTACATCTATCGTAGAATCATTGAAAGACGAGATTGGTGATCGTACACGTAGTTACTTTGCACGTACAGCACCTAAAGCTGCTATGGCTATGGTGGGTGCGTTAAGCGATCCTACAGAACTAGGCATACGAGATAAGATGTCAGCAGCTAAAGACTTGCTTGATCGGGCAGGACTAGGTAAAGTAGAAAGAGTAGACGTATCGTCATCTAGTGGTGGCGTATTTATATTACCATCTAAAGAAGGAACAAACGAATAGCTAAATACCGTGAGTCATTAGGATATTGGGAATTACCTAAACCACATAAGGGTGCAGAAAAAGAGTGGCATATAATAGCTAGAGTAACTAGAACAGTACCATTTGGTTATGAAGTGCATCCTGACAATGATAAAATACTTCAGCCCGTAGTTACAGAGCTAGAAGCATTAGAACTTGCAAAGAAACACCTTATGCAGTACTCTTACAGAGAAGTAGCACTGTGGTTAACAAAACAAACAGGTAGATACATATCTGATACAGGGCTAAAGAAAAGAGTAGACATTGAGCGAAAACGTAAGAAAGCAGCTACAATTAAACGGAAGCTTGCCAAAAGGCTCGAAGAAACGTTACAAGAAATCAAAAAGCTTGAAGAAGAATGTATCGGAGCCTACACAAACACAGCCAACGAAGCAAGAGCCTGAATTAGAGATTGTAGCAGCAGAAGTCAAAGCACCTGAGTTTGACGTTGACATTGCACAAGACATCGTGTTTAAACCAAACCCAGGTCCACAGACAAACTTCCTATCCGCATCTGAAAGGGAAGTTTTGTACGGTGGGGCGGCTGGCGGTGGTAAGAGTTTTGCGATGCTGGCTGACCCACTTCACGGTTTAAATGACCCTAACTTTAGTGGTCTACTTGTCCGACATACTACGGAAGAACTTAGAGAACTTATACAGAAGAGTCAAGAACTTTACCCTAAAGCTATTCCTGGTATCAAGTGGTCAGAACGTAAGTCACAGTGGATTGCACCTAGAGGTGGTAGACTGTGGATGTCTTACTTAGATAAAGACATGGACGTGACACGATATCAAGGACAAGCGTTTAACTGGATTGGCTTTGACGAACTTACACAGTGGCCTACTCCTTACGCTTGGGATTACATGAGGTCACGACTTCGTTCAGCCTTTAGTTCACAACTAGGGCTTTACATGCGAGGCACTACAAACCCTGGCGGTAACGGACACCAGTGGGTCAAGAAAATGTTTATTGATCCTGCCCCACCAAATGACCCTTTTTGGGCAACTAATATTGAAACAGGAGACACGATAAAGTTTCCTAAAGGGCATAGTCGAGAAGGACAGCCCTTGTTTAGGCGCAGGTTCATACCTGCTAGTTTGTTTGATAATCCATATCTATCAGACAGTGGTGACTACGAAGCAATGCTACTATCACTGCCTGAGCATCAGAGAAAACAGTTGCTTGAAGGTAACTGGGATATTAACGAAGGAGCAGCATTTCCTGAGTTTGATAGAAGTATACATGTTGTAGAGCCATACACTATTCCTAAATCATGGGTTAGATTTAGAGCTTGCGACTATGGTTATGGCTCCTACACTGGAGTTTTATGGATCGCTGTTTCACCAAGTGAGCAATTAGTTGTCTACAGAGAGCTATATTGTTCTAAGGTTACAGCTACAGATTTAGCAGATATGATTATTGAAGCTGAATCAGAAGATGGTACTATGAGGTACGGTGTATTGGATTCATCCCTCTGGCATAAAAGAGGTGACACTGGCCCATCACTTGCAGAGCAGATGAACATGAAGGGATGCAGATGGCGTCCCTCTGATCGCTCTCGTGGTTCTAGGGTTGCTGGTAAGAACGAAATACATCGTAGGTTGCAGGTGGACGAGTTCACCGAAGAGCCTAGACTCGTGTTCTTTTCCACCTGCACGAATACTATAGCGCAAATCCCTGCGATTCCGCTAGACAAGAAAAACCCTGAAGATGTAGATACAAATTCTGAAGACCACTTGTATGACGCATTACGTTACGGTATAATGACTAGACCAAGAAGTTCTATATGGGATTTTAATCCTGCAACACAACGATCTGGCTTTCAAATGTCAGACCCTACCTTCGGATACTAAATATGAAATCATTTGTTGTTGTAATAAGTATGTGGGGTAACACAGGCACAGAATGGGTCTACACAGGTAACCAATATATAATGCAAGAATTATTTACTAAAGAGCAATGCCAACAAATAGTGCAAAGTTCTAATTGGGAAAAGTATGAACAGAATGAGTACTATGGTTTACAGTTTGATTGTTTTAATAAGGATGACCGATAATGGCAGAAATTGATGAAATGGCGTTTGAAACTGATGATGTGATAGCGGCAGAAGACACAGAAGATAAACTTTTTGAAAGTGTAAGCAGCATTGTTTCATTTGTAGGAGATCGATACAAACGTGCAGAAGATGCTCGATTGGGTGACGAAGACCGCTGGATGAGAGCCTACCGTAACTATAGAGGTATATATGGACCAGACGTTCAGTTTACTTCATCAGAAAAATCTAGGGTATTTGTAAAAGTAACTAAGACAAAAACACTAGCTGCTTATGGTCAGATAGTAGATGTATTGTTTGGTAATAATAAATTTCCTCTTTCTGTAGATCCATCCGTATTACCTGATGGTGTAGCTGAGTCAGTGCATATTAATTTAGACCCTAATGCAGACAAAGCAGCAGAAGAACTAAAGACCACGTTTACCACAGAAACAAACAAGCCCTACCTTATTACACCAGATACAAAATTAAAACCTGGCGAAACACTTTACGATTTAGAAAAGAAGATGGGTAGTGTAAGTGATAAGCTTTCATCTGTATCAGAAAAAGTAATTGAAGGTGATGGTACAACTCCTACTAGTGTAACGTTTCATCCTGCTATGGTAGCAGCTAAAAAGATGGAAAAGAAAATACATGATCAGTTACAGGAGTCGGGTGCAACAAAACATCTAAGGTCTATGGCATTTGAGATGGCCTTGTTAGGCACAGGTGTAATGAAAGGTCCGTTTGCAGTAGATAAAGAGTATCCTAACTGGGATGACAATGGTGACTATGACCCACTAACAAAAACTGTACCCTCTACTAATCACGTAAGTATATGGAACTTTTATCCTGATCCTGAAGCAACGTCTATGGATGATGCTGAGTACGTTATTGAAAGACATAAACTTTCTAGAAACCAACTACGTGCACTGAAAGACAGACCTTACTTTATTGAAGACTCGATTGAAGAAGCTGTATCTACTGGCTCAGATTATGTGCGTAAGCATTGGGAAATGAAGATGGAGGACGATGATAGTATTTCCACAGACAGTGAGCGTTGGGAAGTATTAGAGTTCTGGGGATACGTGGATAAAGAAGTACTAGAAGAGAATGGTATAAAGATACCTAAAGAACTACAAGACTTGTATGAGATAAGTGCTAACATCTGGACAGTAAACGGTAAAGTTATTCGATGTGTACTAAATCCATTTAAACCTGCACGTATACCTTATTATGCAGTACCGTTTGAGCATAACCCTTATTCCTTCTTTGGTGTAGGTATTGCAGAAAACATGGATGATACACAAACGTTGATGAATGGTTTTATGCGAATGGCTGTTGACAATGCTGTTCTTTCTGGTAATCTTCTTATTGAGATAGACGAAACCAATCTAGTACCAGGACAAGACATGAGCGTGCATCCTGGCAAAGTCTTTCGCAGACAAGGGGGTGCGCCTGGTCAAGCCATCTTTGGTACTAAGTTTCCAAACGTTGCAGGTGAAAACATGCAGCTATTTGATAAGGCAAGAGTATTAGCAGATGAATCAACTGGTTTCCCATCTTTCGCTCATGGTCAGACAGGCGTTAGTGGAGTTGGCCGTACTGCTTCTGGTATTTCTATGCTTATGTCTGCTGCCAACGGTAGCATTAGGACTGTTGTAAAGAATGTAGATGATTATCTTATATCACCTTTAGGTAAGGCTTTCTTTTCATTCAATATGCAATTTGACTTTGATGAAAGCATAAGAGGTGATTTAGAAATTAAAGCAAGTGGTACAGAAAGCTTAATGGCTAACGAAGTACGTAGTCAACGCTTGATGCAGTTCTTGCAGGTAGCACAGAATCCAGTTCTTGCTCCCTTTGCGAAAATGGATTACATTATTAGAGAGATTGCTAAGAGCATGGATCTAGACCCTGATAAAATTACTAACTCTATGCAGGACGCAGCTATACAAGCTGAGATAATGAAGGGTTTTCAACAACCTATGCAACCACCACCAATGCCACCTGAAGGTGCTCCAGCAGGTGCGGATGTTCAAGATCCAACAGGTGCAGGGGGAGGTAATATTGGTACAGGTGTAGCACCTGGTCCTGAAGAGCCAGGGTTTACTGGTAATGTCGCTTAAGTCTTTTGTAAATAATAAAAAAGAATGGGATGCATTCTGTGAAGAAGTAGACAACATGATTGTTGAACAGCAAAGACGCTTAGAACAATCTGATACAGCTATAGATCTACATCGTTGCCAAGGTGCAATAGGAATATTAAGAAGAATAAAATATATGAGGGAAAAGGTTAATGGCAGCAAATAAAAAAGAAGAAGATCAAATGATCATGGCTTTTATGGTGGACGATGGTAAGGATAAAGATCCTGTATCAGGTAATGATGTACCACCAGGTTCTTTAGCCAAAGAAGTAAGAGATGATATTCCTGCACAATTATCAGAAGGCGAGTATGTAGTACCTGCTGATGTTCTTCGTTTTTATGGTATGAAATTCTTTGAAGACTTACGAGAGAATGCTAAGATAGAGTTAGCTAGAATGGAAGCGGAGGGACGTATTGGTGGTCAACCTGTGGATGCAGCAGTAGGTGGCTACATGACAGGACAGCCTACTCAAGCGACAACACCTGATCCGTATGAACAGCAGAGGATGATGTATAGACAAGGAGCACCTGTTGCTATGGGTAATACAGGTTACGCACCAGGTGGTACTGTACAACTTAATCCTTTTGGAAACCCAATTAATAGCCCCTTCGTTAACAATACTAATACTGTTCCTGCAAACGTATCTAATACACCACAGACCCAGATAAAGGATGGTATTGTATACATGCCACCAGCTAGTAATTACGTAGGGTATAGTTTGTTTGGTTCTGCACCTAGTCTTACACCTTCATTTACTCCTGTAATTTTATATGGTCCTAATGGTGAAATAGTTACAGCTAATACTCAAGCAGAGTATGACAATTATATAAGCCAAGAATATACAACAACACAGACTATTACACCTGTTACAGAAGAAGATAAACCAGAAAAGAAAGACCCCGTTAGTCCAGCGTTAATGAAAAAAGTATTTGATAAAGAAGATGAAGAAAAAGCTGTAAATTTTACAGATGAAGCAAGTATTAAGAATGCAATAGGAGACTATCATTCCGCTTCACCACTTCAAAGCGCATTACTTACTGGATCGGTTAATCCTGTTTTAGGTTTTTTAACTTATTTTGCAGGTGATAAATCTCAAGAAAAACAAAAGAATTTTCTATTAGATGGTATAAATAAACAAATTAATGAGAGCAATGATCAGACTGAAAAAGAAAGACTAGAAGTATTAAGACAAGAACTTTTAAGTAAAGAAAAATATGAAGACTCAATAAATGAAAAAAGTAAAGAATTAGGTTTATTTGATGGTTTTCTTGATAAACTTAAAGGTAGCTTAACAAACGAAGATATTGACTTAGTTAAAGAGAAGTATGGAAATTCTTCAGAAAATGCGTCTAAGTCATGGCAAGACGCAACAGCTCTTAAAAATTCATTACATCCTAGCGATGATCCTATAGCTTATCATAAAGCAATTAAATTACAATCAGAAGCTAGTAGGGCATTTACTGCTTTAAAAAGAGAGGAAACAGGATTTGGTACAGATGATTACAAAGGACCAAGTCCTGCACCAGATCCTACATCATTTGGCAGTAATCAAGATCAAGATGACTAATTCCATATAACAATAAGGATACCCAGCTTCGGCTGGCCCCATCATAAGGAGAAACAAAATGGTAGAACAAACAGCAGCAGCAACAGAAGAAGCAAAGCCTATAGTGATAGACTCTGCAGCACATCGTAGAAATGCAGAACGTGCTAAACGTGATGAAGAAGAGCTAAAGCAACTTTTAGAGGAACACACAGGTGACTCAGAACAGGAAGAAGAATCCAGTAGCGAAGCTGTTAAGGACACCAAAGTTCAGGCAGAGAGTAGTTCAGAACAAAAAGAAGAACCAAAAGCTGAAGCACAAGAAGAAGCTGCAGACGATGACTTAAGTGCAGAAGAAAAAACATTTAAGCAACGCTATGCTGACATCCAACGTTTCATGCAGGACAAAGCTGAAGAGCACAAGAAAGAAATAGAAAAGCTAAAAGGTCAGCTAGACTCAGCAGCTAAGAATGAACTTGTTCTCCCTAAGAGTGATAAAGAGATAGAAGCTTGGTCTAAAAAGTATCCTGATGTAGCAGGTATAGTAGAGGCCATAGCAGATAAGAAAGCACAAGAGCGTTCACTAGATATAGATAAACGTTTGAAAGAAGTAGAAGAGTTACGTGTAAATGCTAAACGTGAAAAGGCTGAGGCTGAGTTACTAAGTATACACCCTGACTTCCAAGAGATACGTGCTGATGATGAGTTTCATGGATGGGCTAAAGCTCAACCTAAGTGGGTGCAAGATGCACTTTATGAGAATGTTGATGATGCTAAATCTGTAGCAAGAGTAATCGACTTGTATAAAGCAGATAATAACATCACTACAAAGAAACGTGATACTAGTGATAAAGACGCAGCTAAGGCTGTAAAAGCTCGTGTCCGTAATACACCTGAGACTGATGAAAGTAAAACATACCTTCGTGAATCTGAGGTTAAGAAGATGTCCACTAGGGAATACGAAAAGCATTCAGATGAAATTATGGAAGCTATCCGTAGTGGTAAGTTTATTTATGATTTGTCTAAATAATTGCTTGACAACTAAAAAATCATAAGTATAACTATTAACATGATAAGAGTGACTTATATGTTACTCTATCGTGACTAACACTAAGCCACAATAAGAACTACCCTGCAATATAGGCCCAACGCTATGAAGTCGGCCAACTGATTAGCATGTTGATACCCTAATATGAACGGCCTCTTTGGTGGATATGATGTGTACATTTTAACATAGCCATATCTATATAAGGAGAAACACAATGGCTTTCGCAACCGCAGCAGGTTATGGCAATTTACCTAATGGTAATTTTTCGCCAATAATCTATTCCAAGCAGGTACAACTTGCGTTCCGCAAGAGTGCCGTAGCTAATGCGATCACAAACTCTGATTATTTTGGGGAGATCGCAAACCAAGGTGATACTGTGAAAATTATTAAGGAGCCGGAAATTTCCGTGTCCTCATACTCTCGCGGTACACAAATCTCAGCACAAGATCTTGATGACGAAGAGTTTCAATTGACTGTTGATAAAGCTAACTACTTTGCTTTTAAGATGGACGATATTGAAGAAGCTCATAGTCATGTAGATTTTATGCAACTTGCAACAGATCGTGCAGCATACAGACTTGCTGATCAGATGGACCAAGAAGTTCTAGGCTATCTGTCAGGCTTTAAACAGTCTGCGTTACACGCAAATGCAGGTACAGCTAATGACGTGGTAAACGGCACTAAAGCTGTATCAACTGCAGGTTCAGACGAACTTCTTTCTTCTATGAAGCTAAAGAAGGGTTCCTTTGGAAACATCACTACAGGTTCTGCCGATGATCACTCAATTCCATTGAAACCACGTTTAGGTGGCGCAACTGCTGCCGATACTGCAACAGCAACCCCATTACAAGTTATTGCTCGTATGGGACGCCTTTTAGATCAACAACAAGTTGATACAAGAGGTAGATGGCTAGTTGTTGACCCTGTGTTTGTAGAACTACTCAAAGATGAAGACTCACGCATGTTAAATGCTGACTTCGGTGGAGCAGGACTACAAAACGGTTTGGTATTGAATAACATTCACGGTTTCCGTATGTATACTTCATCAAACCTTCCTTCAGTTGGAACAGGTCCAGGTACAACAGGTACAGCTAACCAAAACAGTAACTTTGGTGTAATCGTAGCTGGTCACGACTCTTCAGTAGCAACTGCAGAGCAAATCAACAAAGTTGAAACTTATCGTGATCCAGACTCATTCAGTGACATCGTTCGCGGAATGCACCTATATGGTAGGAAGATTCTTCGTCCAGAAGCAATCGTTACTGCCAAGTACAACGCAGCGTAAGGGGGGATTGAATAATGGCTACTTATGACATGACTTCAAAAGCCACTGTTGGTGTCAGTTCAGACAGCAGTGCAACAGCTACCTCTCGCCATCAAGCAATGGGAATGTACATGCGTGAAGCACGTCTTGACATTGCTAAGTTGGTTGCAGCAGGGTACTCAAACGCAGATGGAGACATCTTCCAACTTCTAGAAATACCAGCAAATACATTAGTAGTGTTTGCAGGTGCTGAAGTTGAAACTGCTTTCAATGGCACATCGCCAACTGTAGATATTGATTTTGCAGCAGGTGATGACATCGTTGATGGTGGTGACGTTTCTTCCGCTGGCTTCTTAGCTTCAGGATCAAACGGTCAGGCTATGGTTGTGGGAACAGGCTCTGCCTCAACTTTCACACAGCACGTAACAGCTACAGATACAATTGACGTTAAGTTGATTGCAGGTTCTGCAGATGTTACATCTGGTATCCTACGTGTTATGGCATGTTGCATTGACACAGGTGCTAGAGGTGGACGTGCTCCTGATGAAGTAGATAGAGATCTACTTGCGTAACATAACTTAAAAGTGGGGGGCTGGGAAACTAGCCCCTCTACGTACATCTAAAGGGCATCAATATGGCTACTACATATCTTACACTTGTCAATGAACTATTACGTAGATTAAATGAGGTTACTCTAGACACTGCAGGTGATGGTTTTACAACTGTACGTAATGTACAAGCTTTAGCAAAAGATGCAATCAATAATAGTATTAGACTCATTGTTCAAACTGGACAAGAGTTTCCTTTTTTAAAAACAACAGAGACGCAAACACTTACTGCAGGTACTAGGCAGTATAGTTTTCCTACTGATTACTCTAGCACAGATTGGGATACATTTTATCTTAAAAAGTTAACTTCTAAAGATAATGCCCCTGTAAGACTAAAGCCAATCAGTTACGATGACTATATTCAAAACCACAGAAACATTGATGACACAGGCGATCAAACAAATGGAGACGGTGCTCCAATATATGTATATCAAACACTAGAAGAAAAGTTTGGTGTAACTCCTGTGCCAGATGCAGCATACCAAGTAGAGTACATCTATTGGTCTTTCCCCAGTGACTTAACTAACTTTAACGACACTTCAGTTATACCTGATAGGTTTAATCACGTTGTTATTGATGGCGCTATGATGTTTATGATGCGTTTTCGTAGCAACGAGCAAAGTGCTGCTATGCATCAAAACAACTTTGATCAAGGCATAAAGCAAATGCGTAGAGTTTTAGTTGATGATCCTCTTATTGTAAGATCCACAGTAATAACAAGATCAAACACAAGCACATTTGGGAGATTTATTTAACAATGGCAGATAATCTAGCCTCGTTTAAGATATTCTGTCAAGGTGGGTTAAACACTAGTAGAGATGTTTTATCTCAAGGTGAAACTGCACCTGGTTCTGCTATAAAGCTTACAAACTATGAGCCATCTGTTACTGGTGGTTATCGTAAAATAAATGGATTTAGTAATGACTTTGGAACAGTAACAGGTACAGGAAGTGTGCTTGGAGTCTGCGTAGCTAACGGTATTAATGATGGCATACTAGCCTGTCGAACTCCTTCTAGCGGTAATAATTATTTACACAAATGGAATAACTCTACAAGTGCATGGGATGCTATAACCACCTCTGGATCACCTACTATGTCAGGTGTAACAAAAGTTAGATTTACTAAGTATAATTTTGGTAGTCCAAAGGTAATACTTACAGATGGTGTAAATCCTGCAGCTACATATGACGGTTCAACATACACTCAAATAACACATGCTAGTGCTCCTGACGATCCTAAAGTATCTGCTGTATTTCAAAACCACATGTTCTTAGCAGGTGATCCTAACGAAGATACTAATTTATATTTTAGTGCTCCTTTAGCAGAAACAGACTTTAGTGCTGCTAACGGTTCTGGTGTAATAAATGTAGGATTTCCTGTAGTAGCTATAAAGACGTTTCGTGATGCTTTGTTTATTTTTGGCAGTAACAACATTCGTAAGCTTGTTGGTAATAATATTTCTAATTTCGTATTAGAATCTGTTACAGATAATCTTGGATGTTTAGCTACAGATAGCGTTATAGAGATAGGTGGTGACTTACTATTCTTATCTCAAGATGGTTTACGTCCTATTTCTGGTACAGATAAAATAGGTGATGTAAATCTAGAAACGGTATCAAAAGATATTCAATCCGTTTTTACAGATGTTGTTTTTGATATTGACTTAGATGGCTTAAACGCTGTTATTATCAGAGGTAAAACACAGTTTAGATATTTCTTCGCTGCTGCTGATACGCAAGGTGTTATAGGTGGATTTAGACAAACACCTAATGGGTTACAGTTTGAGTACGGACAATTATTAGGTATCACAGCTACCTGTGCAGATAGCGGTTACATAGGGCAAAACGAATTTGTATTACATGGAGATAGTACAGGTAAAGTTTATAGACAAGAAAAAGGTAACAGCTTTGGAGGAAGTGATATATTCAGTGCTTTCCAAACTCCTTACTTGTACATGCAAGACCCAGAACAGCGTAAAATATTTTATACTATAGCAACTTATTTACGTTCTGAAGGTGATAATGAAATATTAATGTCAGCAGTATATGATTACGAAGATGTAAATGTATTAAACCCCAATGACTTTACAATAAGTAATGAAAATGCTGCTGCTTATTATAACGAGGCTGCGTATGCTGCTGCCGATGCTACTAGTGGTGCTGTTTACGATGGTAGTCCTGCGCCTATACGAAGAACAAATATATCAGGGTCAGGTAAATCAGTTTCAATAAGGTATGTTACAAATGATACAAAAGCATCACACAGTATACAAGGTTTAGTAATTACATTTGGGGTAGGAGATAGGTTATAAAATGGCAGGTTATTCAAGACAATCCTCATCAACAATACAACCTAATGAGGTTATTAAAGCTGCACCAGTAAACGCAGAGTATAACGCAATACGAGATGCGTTTGCTTTGTCAGGTGGACACAAACATGATGGTAGTTCTACCGAAGGTGCATACGTACCTCTCATAGCTGATACTGATGCTTTAAACAAAGTTGTAGTAGATACTAGTAACAATAGACATGGGGTGTTTGTTGAGGTTTCTTCTTCAGCAGTTGAACAAGTTAGATTTCAAGATGGTGTAATCGTACCTGTAACAGATAATGATATAGACTTAGGTACAAGTTCTGTAGAGTTTAAAGATTTATATCTAGATGGCACAGCTACAGTAGACACACTTCAAGTAGATGAAAATGCTACAGTAACAGGTAATCTTTCTGTAAATGGAAATACTACACTTGGTAACGCAGCTTCAGATACAGTTACGGTAACTGCTGATATTGCCTCTGCTCTTTTACCTTCTGCAGATGATACGCATGACTTAGGTGCTACAGGTTCTGAGTGGCGTGATTTATATATAGATGGGCAAGCTAACATAGACACTCTTGCTGTTGATGCAAATGCTACGGTAGCAGGTACTCTTATAGTGACAGGAGCCACGACACTAAACGGTGGTCTTGTTATGGACTCAGATAAATTTACCGTTGCGGATACAAGTGGTAATACTTCTATTGGGGGTACTCTTACAGTTGCAGGTGCAACTACATTAGCTGCTACATCTTTTGGCGACGCAAACATAACCAATGTAGGAGACATAGCGTTAGACAGTATTAGTGCAGATGGTAGCACGATTACTATTACTGGTAATACTACGTTTGCTGATGGTTCTTTTGATTTTAATATAGCATCTCACGATGGTACAAATGGACTTGCTCTTGGTGGCACAGTAGTAACTGCTACTGCTGCAGAGCTAAATATCTTAGATGGGGTAACTGCAACTACTGCTGAACTTAATATTATGGATGGTGTTACATCCACTACTGCAGAGTTAAACATACTTGACGGAGTAACTGCTTCAGCATCAGAAATAAACGCTTTATCTGGTCTTACTGCTACTGCTGCAGAGCTTAACACACTAGATGGTGTCACAGCAGTTGTAGGGGAACTTAACGCACTAGACTTAGGAAGCACTGCAGTTGGTACTGCTATTGCATCTAAGGCTGTAGTGTTAGACTCTAATAAAGACTACACAGGCATTCGTAACTTTACAATAACAGGCAACTTAACCGTAGGTGGTACTACTACAGTTGTAGATACTGTTACTATGAATGCACAGAATGCTGTTGTGTTTGAAGGTGCTACTGCTGATGATCACGAAACTACACTTACTATTGTAGATCCTACAGCAGATCGTACAATTAATTTACCAAATCAAAGTGGTACTATCCCTGTACTAGCTGCAGTAAGTGCCACTCAAATTAGTGCTACACCTGAAGAGTTAAACATCATGGATGGTGGTACTTCTGCCACATCAACTACACTTGCAGATGCAGATAGAGTCGTAGTTAATGATGCAGGAACTATGAAGCAGGTAGCTCTTACTGACTTTGAAACATACTTTGAGTCAGCACTTGATACGTTATCAAATGTAACTACAGTAGGTGCTTTAAATAGTGGTAGCATCTCAAGTGGCTTTGGTGCTATAGATAATGGCTCATCTGCAATTACTACAACAGGCACTGTAACTTATGGTAGTTTATCAGATGGGACTATAACTATTACAGGTTTTGTTGATGAAGATGATATGTCATCTAATAGTGCAACATTAGTTCCTACACAGCAATCAGTAGAAGCTCGTATTCAAGCTGTAAACGCAACTGCTAATAATGTAACAGGTCTTAATGCTACAGGTCCAGAGCTTAACACTGTAGCAGATGTATCAGCAATTAGTCCTGACACTTCTACAGCAGTAGCAAACAACGATGCAATACTTATGTTTGATAATTCAGCTACTGGATTAAAGTATTTTGATGTAGACTTGCTTGATACATACTACGCACAAACAAGTAAAACACTAACAAACAAAACTCTTACTAGCCCTGTTGTTACAGGCTTACATCTTAACGATGCAGGTTTTACTGTAGAAGGTTCTAGTGCTGATGGTAATGAAACTACCATAGCTTTTACTGATCCGACAGCAGATAGAACTATTACATTCCCTGATGCTACAGGTACGATTGCTTTACTAGCAAGCCCTACTTTTACAGGGACACTAACTGCTCCTACTATAAATGCATCAACTGCTTTACAAATAGGTGGCGTAGCAGTAACATCTACAGCAGCAGAATTAAATATACTTGATGGTGTTACATCGACAGCAGCAGAACTAAATATACTTGACGGTGTTACAGCTACTACTGCTGAATTAAATCATGTAGATGGAGTTACATCTAACATTCAAACGCAGTTAAACAATGCTGCATCAACTGGAAAAGCCATAGCAATGGCAATGGTATTTGGATAAAAAGGAGTTTTTAAATGGCAAATCCAAATGTGGTAGCAGTCACCAATATTCTAGCTAAGACAGTGCTAGATGCTGATGTTGCTGCAAGTGCAGTTAGTTTATTAACGTGTGCGGCAGATAAATTATGTAAACTTAATTCGTTAATTATAGCTAATATAGATGGCACTAACTCTGCTGAAATATCTGTATGGATTACAAGATCAAGTGCAGATCATTATATAGCTAAGGGTATTACAGTTGCAGCAGGTAGTACATTGTTGCCAATTGATAAAAACATGGGGCTATATTTAAACGAAAGCGATATACTTAAGATACAAGCAAGTGCAGCAGGAGATCTGTCTGCTGTTCTTTCATACGAAGAAATAGATGACGCTTAATAGAAAGTAGCTTAATGAAGTCTTTTGGTAATATTGCAAAGGATAGTGAGATCAGGGCAGTGGCCTCTGGTGCTTTAACTAATGGTGCATCTGTTATTGTTAATGCAGATAATACTGTAAGTGTTGTTGCAGAAACTTCTATTACTCAATCTGTTGGTAGTGAGGTAGTTTTTGAAAGTGCTACAACTGAATATATAGCATCTACATTTGATAGCTCTAACAATAAAGTAGTTGTAGCTTATAAAGACGATGGCAACTCAAACTATGGAACAGCAGTAGTAGGAACTGTAAGTGGTACTTCTATAAGTTTTGGATCACCTGTAGTTTTTCTCAGCAACCAAGTAAGATTTTTATCTGCTGCTTTTGCTTCTAATGAAAACAAAGTTGTTATAGCTTTTCGTCACGACAATAGTGATGGTGATCCTTATGCTGTTGTTGGAACTGTGAGTGGTACAAGTATTAGCTTTGGATCTGTTTCAGCAATTGTTACCGATACGATGACAGCAGAGCCTATCGCTTGCATTTTTGACAGCGGCACTGGTAAGATTGTCGTAGCCTGGACTAACTCAGCCGTATTTAATTTTGGTTATGCTGCAGTTGGTACAATAAGTGGCACTGATATTTCTTTCGGCACTGGTGTAATTTTTGAAAGCGGAGCTACAAGAGATATTTCTGGAACTTTTGACAGCACCAATGGAAAAGCTGTAATTGTTTTTAGGGATGATGCAGACAGCGATAAAGGTAAAGCTGTTGTTGGCACAGTAAGTGGTACAAGTATTAGCTTTGGTTCGGCTGCAGAGTTTGAGTCTGGTGACACTAGAGTTACTGCCTCAACTTTTGATACAGATAATGGTAAAGTTGTAATCGCTTACAAAGACATAGATGATAGCAGTAAAGGTAAAGCAGTCGTAGGAACTGTTGATGGTACTTCTATAAGTTTTGGTAGTCCTGTAGAGTTTGAGTCTGGTAATACTTCAAGCATATCAATATCATATAATCAGGCTGCTGCAAAAACTGTAATTTTTTATGCTGACGGAGGTGATTCTAGTCATGGAAAATTTATAGAAGGAACTGTAAGTGGCACTTCAATTAGTTTTGGGTCTGCTGTAACTTTTAATGCAGCCAGCACTGAATACATAGCATCTGCATATGACAGCAATAGTAAAGTAAATGTTGTTTCTTTTCACGATAATGGTAACTCAAGTCACGGTACGTCTGCCGTTGTTCGTAGTGCTTATAGCCAAACTAACCTCACCTCAGAAAACTTCGTAGGTTTTTCAGATGGTGCGTTTGCAGATGGACAAAGTGCAATAATAAATACAACAAACAGAATTGACAGAAATCAAAGCAGTCTTACTGCAGGGCAAACTTTATTTGTTCAAAATAATGGTACACTAGGATTAACAGCAGGTGATCCTTCAGTAACAGCAGGAACTGCTATATCAGCTACGGAACTAATAGTGAAAGGTTAAAGAATGAAAACTATCGTAGAAACATCAACTAAGTTAAGCAAGTATCTACTTGCAGATGACGTAACAATAACAGCAACAGCAGATAATATTACAGTGGGTGATCCTGCTCAGTTTATTATTGCTGATCTAAATAGCGGCAATACTACTATTGTAGAAAACGTAACTAACGCACCAAGCGATTGGGTGGGCAACAAGTACAAACTAGATGGTACAACTTGGTCAGCCAACTCAGATTGGGTAGACCCTGATGAGGATGACGGAGAGTAACAATAATGCTTCGTGTCATAGGCAATGATGAGAGTTTAGCAAGACAGGAACGTGTCTTAGCTAGTGGCACACTGCCAAGCGGTAAGCCAGTTGTGGTCAACTCTGATGGCACTGTTAGTGTTGTAGGAATAAGCTCTGCTACTGCTGCTATAGGGTCAGAGTCTGTCTTTGAATCTGCTACAATGTCAAATATATCATCTACTTTTGACTCTTCTAATAATAAAGTTGTTATATCTTACAAAGATGCAGGAAATGGTGGTCATGGTACTGCTGTGGTAGGAACTGTTACTGCTAGTGATAATAGTATTTCTTTTGGGACTCCAGTTGTATTTAATGCAGCGTCTACAAGTAGAACTGCAATTACTTTTGACTCTTCTAACAACAAAGTAGTTATAGGGTATGCAGATAATGGTGATAGCGATAAAGGAAAGGCTATCGTAGGCACAGTCAGCGGAACAAGTATATCGTTTGGTTCTGCTCAACAGTTTACAAGCAGTAGCGATTCTGTAAATGCTGACTTTGCAGCAAGCTTTGATTCTAGTGCAAATAAGGTTGTATTCTCATGGAGAAATAATTCAGGAGGAACAAAGACAGGTAAATCAATTGTTGGAACTGTGTCAGGAACTTCTATAAGTTTTGGTACAGCAGCAACTTTTGAGTCTGGTGCTGCTGATAAAATTAGTGCAGCATATGATGCCAATGCGGATAGAACTGTAGTTTTGTATCGTGATGATGGTAACTCAAATTATACCTCAGTAGCTGTGGGTACAATATCAGGAACCTCTATAAGTTTTGGTACACCAGTAGTCATAACCAGTTCTGCAATGAGTGGTGATTCTACTGCAATTGCTTACGATTCAACAAATCAAAAATTAGCTTTATTTTACTCAAGATCATCTGAAGGTAAAGTTGCTGTAGGTGTTGTATCAGGAACTTCTATAACTATAACTGAAAGACCTACATATGGATTTGAATCAGGAAACGCACATGCTCTCAGTGCTGTTTATGATGCTAACGCTAATTTAGTTGTAGTTGCATATCGTGACCCACAAGATTCCAGCAAAGGAAAGATAGCTTTACCTAGAATATCTGGCACAGACATTCTTGATCCAAATGACACAATGCCTAATGCAGGTGGTCATGGGACACCTACAGTATTTGAAGCAGGTACAGTAACACAACCAACTACTCTTGCTTATGATAGCAATGCTAAAAAAGTAGTTGTTTCATATACAGATGACAATAACTCTGAACATGGTACATCAAGAGTAGTACAAAACGCTTACTCAAATGCAAACCTTACCTCAGAAAATTACATAGGAATATTAAGAGGTTCTGTTTTTAATACAGGTTCTGCTGCTTCTGTTGGCTCTACAGCTACTTATAATTCTGGTAGTACAGAAGCAAAAATGGGAGCTGTTTACGATAGCAACTCTAACAGAGTAGTTATTGCATATAAAGACGCAGGTAATTCTAATTTCGGTACAGCGATAGTTGGAACAGTAAGCGGAACCTCTATAAGTTTTGGCACTGAAGTTGTTTTTTTAAGTAGTGCTAATGATGATGGTGGAGTTGCTTTTGACAGTACAAATAATAAAGTAGTTATTACAACTAAAGATACTGGTTCTGGAAATGATGGTAAAGCATTTGTTGGTACTGTTGATCCATCAGATAACTCAATTAGTTTTGGAAGTGCGGCAACATATGATACTAATAGCCCAGGACGAAATGGGGTTACGTTTGACAGTGTTAGTGGAAAGGTAGCTGTTTTCTATACAGAAGGGTCTAGTCCTTTTCAAGGAAGAGTTAGAATAGGTACAGTAAGCGGCACTGATATTTCTTTTGGTACTGAAGCCAACCTTTCTTCTAACAGACCTAATAGTTTAGAAGCAGTTTTTAATAGTGATGGTAAACTTATTATTGCTTTTAGAGACGTTGATAATTCTTTAGGAAAAGTTGTGGTTGGTACAATAAGTGGCACTGACATTTCTTTTGGTTCTGAAACAAGCTTAGGAGTTAACGCTAATCCAAAGGCAGCAGTCTATGATAGCTCTAATGATAAAGTTCTTATCCTATATGAGGATGTAAGCACTTCAGATGCTCTTACTGGTGTTGTGGCAACAGTAAGTGGCACAAGTGTTTCTGTTGGATCAGCAGTCCGTATCAATGGAACCTCTTCTGCGTCCGATCTGTATGTCAGTGGTGCAGCATACAACGCATCGACAGGTACAATAGTAGCAGCTTTTAGAGATAGAAGTAATAGTAATAAAGGATCTGCTGTAGACATAACAATTAGTGGCACATCTCTCTCAGTAAGTGATAAACTTGTTTTTGAAGCAGGTGATACAAGGTTTATGAATACAGCCTATGATAGCACAGCAGAAAAAGTAGTAATTGGCTTTCGTGATCATGATGATAGCAGTATTGGTAAAGCACTTGTGTATAGCTCAGATACAAGAGCAGTCACTAGAGGACAAGTAACCGATGGTAATAATGGTATCATAGATACACAAGGTGGCATATCAGAAAATCAGTTAAGTTTATCACCAGGTAAACGATATTTTGTACAAACAGATGGTACATTAGCTACAAGTGCTGGTAATCCTAGTGTCATTGCAGGTACGGCTGTGTCTGCGACTAAATTAATAGTGAAAGGGTAACTATGCTAAAACGTATAGGGGCTGAAGAAAGTGGTGAGTTTAAAGCAGTAGCCAGTGGTACGTTATCAAGTGGTAAACCTGTTGTTATAAATAGTGATGGAACTGTTAGTGTTGTTACACCAGTTGCTTCACAGCTTGGTACGCCTGTAGAGTTTGAGGGTGGATCAACACAATTTGTAGCAGCAGCCTATGATACTAGCACAGATAGAGTAGTTATAGCTTACACAGACTCAGGTAACGGTGGTTTCGGTACAGCAGTAGTTGGTACAATTAGCGGCACAAGTATAAGCTTCGGAACACCTGTAGTATTTGAAAGCGCAAATGCAGATATGATAACAGCTACTTATGATGCTAGTAATGAAAAAATAGTTATAGCATACAGAGATGTAGGTAACTCACAACATGGTACAGCAATAGTCGGCACAGTAAGTGGCACTACTATAAGTTTTGGAACTGCTGTAGTTTTTGAAAGTGCGCAGACAGATAGAATAGCAAGTGTATATGACTCAACTTCTGAACAAGTAGTAATTGCTTACAGAGATGATGACAATAATGATTATGGCACTGCTATTGTAGGAAAAGTAAGTGGATCATCTATAAGTTTTGGAAGTCCAACAGTATTTGAAGAAGCCAATGTTCGGTATCTTTCTATAGTGTACGATTCAAGTAATGAAAAAATTGTTATTGCCTACGAAGACATAGGTAATTCTGACAAAGGTACAGCTATTGTAGGAACTGTAAGTGGCACTTCAATTAGTTTTGGAACTGCTGTTAAATTTAAAGATGATGCTGTAAGTCACGTAGCGGCTGCTTATGATGAAAAGAATCAGAAGGTAGTTGTAATATGGATGGATCAAGATAATAATGATCATGGTACTGCTGTTGTAGGAACAGTAAGCGGAACCTCTATAAGTTTTGGTGGTGAAACAGTTTATGAAGCTGCAACTTCTAGGGAAAACAAAATAATATATGACCCAGCTTCTGAAAAAATATTTATAGCTTTTAGAGATGGAGGCAACTCTAATAAAGGAACTGGTATTGTAGGTACAGTTAGTGATGCCTCTATTTCTTTTGATACTGCGTTTGTTTTTGAAGCAGGTGCAGTAGAATATTTAGCGGTAGCTAATGATCCAAGTACAGGTAAAGTTATTATTGGCTATGAAGATGAAGGTAATTCTGACAAGGGAACTGCTGTTGTCTATTCAGTACTAGCAGCTAACGTTACTTCTAAAAACTACATTGGTATGTCGAGAGGAGGAGTTTCTGAGTCTGCACTTTCAATTGGTGCTACTTCAGTTGTTAATACAGGCACTAATGGTGGACAAGCTATTGCCTACGATACAAATAGTGACAGAGTTGTAATAGCATACAAAGATACTTCTAATGGACATGGTAAAGCAGTTGTAGGGACGGTATCTGGTAGCGGTATAAGTTTTGGTACACCAGTAACTTTTAATGCAGCTAATACTACAGGTCTACAACCCAGTCATGGTATAGCATTTGACTCAAGTAATAACAAAGTGGTCATAGTTTATAAAGATAATGGTAACAGCAATTATGGAACAGCTATTGTAGGCACTGTTGATCCTTCTGACAACTCTATTAGCTTTGGCAGTGAGGCGGTTTTTGAAAGTGCTCATGCGACATTTCCAACTGTAGTTTTTGACTCTAGTAACAATAAGTTTCTTATTTCGTATTCTGATGTTGGAGATAGCTCAAAAGGTAAAGCCATTGTAGGAACTGTATCAGGCACAAGTATTTCTTTTGGTTCAGCAGCAGAGTTTGAAGCTGGGGATGTAAACCATGAAACACTAATGTCAACATTTGATAGTGCTAACAATAAAGCAGTAATAGCATATAGAGATGGTGGGGATTCAAATAAAGGTAAAGCAGTAGTGGCTACAATTAGTGGAACTTCTGTGAGTTTTGGTACTCCTGTTGAGTTTACAGAAAATGACTTTTTTCAAAGTAGCATCACGTTTGATTCAACTAGTAATAAAGTTATTATTATTTTTCCAGATCAAGGCAATTCACAGTTTGGAACTGCAAGAACAGGAACTGTATCAGGAACATCTATAAGTTTTGGAACTGCTGTAGTGTGGCATAGTGGATCAGCCCAAAGAAATAGTGTATCGTATAGCTCAACGGCTGATAAAAGTATTGTGTTTTTTAGGGACGGTGCAGCTAGTGACATAGGTAAGCTAGTAGAATTAACAGTTTCAGGAACTTCTATAACAGCTTCTTCTGCACAACAATTTTCAGCAACTACTACCTCTGCATCAAGCTCTGTCTTTGACCCTGACAATAATGTAATTGTAAATGCTTACATTGATGAAGGTAATACAACTGACCTTGAAACGGTTCAAGTTACTGGCACGACAATTAACAGAGGTCAAGTAGCAGACGGTGGCAATGCATCAATAGACATTATAGGTTCTGTATCAGACAATCAATTAAACCTCACTGCAGGACAACAATATTTCGTGCAGTCAGATGGGACAATAGGTGAGACAGCAGATAGCCCAAGTGTGTTGGCAGGTACAGCTATTTCAGCAACAGAGTTGTTAGTAAAAACTTGACATTTAAAGGTAAATGAGTTTAACTATGAGTGATATTAAACTATCTCCAGAAGAATTAGAAGAGATGCTAGATAACGCAGCTAGACGTGGTGCTAAAGAGGCACTGCGTTCTATTGGGTTACTTGATAATGATGCTCAAAAAGATATACTAGAGATGCGTAACTTAATAGAAGCATGGCGTGATACACGTAGATCAATATGGTCTACCGTAGTCAAATTAGCTACCGTTGGAGTCCTGACATTTATTGCAGGTGCGGTATGGATGACAATGGGTAAGTAAGGAATAAGGTATGTCCACAGTAGATTTAAATAATGTTCAATCAGATTATTTCAAAAGTGAAGGAGGTTTTACAACTTCTGCAAGAAATATAAATGATTTATCTGATGTAGATAAACAGGTTATTATAAATTCAGATAAACATGATACTTTAGCTGATGGTACAATTGTATTTGTAGATAAGGATGGTAGCACACAAATTGCATACGGCTCTGGTTCAGATAGTCTAGCTGTAGATAGTTCTCAATTTGATCAAGCGACTGTTCAAAAACTTGCAGATATGACTTACCTTTCTCAAAATACTGGAGTTAACAGTGCAGACTTAGCTGCCGTTTATCAAGAACTTGGGTTTACTGGCACAGATTATGAACAGAATGCAAAAAAAGATGCCCTACTTCTACAGTTTGGTTACACACCAGGTAACAATGAAAAATTTTATGGCTCTAATTCTGCTGTAGATAGAGGAGCACAGATACTTAAAGATCGTTGGGCACAAGCACCGACTGATTCTGACTTAATAGCTGCAGGTTTAAATCCTGATGATTATGTAGTTACTAATAATAATGTTGCTAATCAAGAGTATTTGTATAATCAGCTTGCAGGGACTGGCGCAACAACAGCCGCAAGCTTTGCAAATCTTAACGCAGGGCAAACAGCAGAAAGTAATAGAAAATATTTCGATGAAGTACTTACAAAAGAAGGAACAAATACATTTTGGAATCAGTTTGAAAGCCCCTCCGCTGCTGCGCTTGATATGTTGGAGTGGGACTTAGTTAAAAAACAAGTACAAGAGACACTGCCTGGTTCACCTAATACGGCTGGTTCCATATCTACTATTTCTGGTGCAGCAATACAACCTGGATATGCTGACGTAATCCCTCCTGTAGGCGGTTACATAACACCTAAAGCAAACATACCAGACTCTTATAGAAATTTTACTCCTGCTGCACCTCCAGCCGCTATGACTCCTACTTCAGGTACGCAAGCTATGAATGTACCTACTTATCAAAACTTATTTACTAATCAAGTGGGTCAGTTTGTAGATAGAGCAGACGCACAACAATCTTATTACCAACCTCAAACTATGCAAGAAAAAATGCAGCAGGGTGGTACAGCACCAGGACAGATTGAAACACGTTTATTTCGTAATGCTCAAGGTATGTCAATGTACATTACTTTTGTAGGAGGTGTTCCTCAACAGTACATACCTCCTGGTTATTTCCAAGTAGATAATCCTGCTGCGCCAACACAATCTGCTACAGTTGCTCAGGCCGCATCTCCTTTACCTTATAATATGAATCAGGGTGGAACTGTTCCTAAAAACACCACAATAGCAGGGCAACCCCACAGCCTCGCTTATATTAATCCTGACGAAGCAAAATTACTCAAACAAGTAGGGGGTTCAGGCAAACCTTCTTATGGTGGAATCCCTGCTTATAACACAGACGCAGATGCAGACGCAGATGCAGATGATGGTACAGACGATGCAACAACTGCTGTACAACAAGGTCAAGATTTAACTGTTGGTGCAAGGATTGCTGGAAATCAAGCTGATGCTATAGTACAAGCACAACGAAATTTGTTAGCTAATGCTTTTGGTAATCAAGCAGGTAACGTTGCGGCTACACAAGTTTCTACATTACAACCAGAAGCAATAGCAGGTAGTGTTATAGAATCCACTGCAGGTAGAGCCGTAGATGTAGCACCAATAGTAACTACACCTGCACAAGTAGGTCAAGTATTACAAGCAGACCCAGTAAGTGCAACAACTACACCTGCAGGTTCTGTGGCTGCACAGACTGCTGTAGGAGATATAAGAAAAGAAACTGCTAAACTAACAGCTAAAACAGGTGCTCCTACAGACACAATAACTGCACAGCAACAAACTGGATCAGCCCTTGATGAAATTAAAGCTGTGCAAGGCACTGCTATAAAAATAAATGGACCTGCAGGAAGGCAGATACAAACTGATCCTGTTACAGGTGCAAGTGAAATAATATCTGGTGCTGCTAATGCTCACACTGCAGCAACATTTTCTGAAGCAATACAACACGCTGAAGCTACACCAAGTAGACAGGCAACAGTTGCAGGTCAGCTAGAAGCATTGATGGCTGACTTTGAGGGTGGTGAGACACCTGCTTGGGCTGCTGGATCTATGCGTACCGCAATGGCTACACTCTCTGCTCGTGGTTTAGGTGCGTCTAGTCTAGCAGGTCAGGCTGTCATACAAGCTGCAATGGAAGCTGCTTTACCAATTGCACAAATGGATGCTCAGACTATGGCACAGTTTGAGGCACAGAACCTGTCAAACAGACAACAACGTGCAATGCTTGCAGCGCAGCAACGTGCTACATTTATAGGTCAAGAGTTTGATCAAGCATTCCAAGCTCGTGTATCTAATGCTGCAAAGATCAGCGATATAGCTAATATGAACTTTACGGCTGAACAACAGATAGCCCTAGAAGATTCTCGTGCTGCAAATACTATGGAGTTAAGTAACTTATCTAATAGTCAAGCTGTAGTTATGGCACAGGCTGCTGCATTAGCTAACATAGATATGGCTAACTTGAACAATAGACAACAAGCTGAAGTACAGAATGCACAGAACTTTTTACAGATGGATATGTCTAACCTTTCTAACCAACAGCAAGCTGCTATGTTTAAGTCTCAACAGAATGTACAAGCTTTGTTTACAGATCAAGCAGCAGAAAATGCGGCACAACAATTTAATGCTACAAGCGAAAATCAAACACAACAGTTTTTTAATAATTTAGCATCTCAAACCTCACAGTTTAATGCTTCTCAAGCTAACGCTATGCAACAATTTAATGCGGATCAAGCTAATACTTTGTTAGAGTTTAACGCTGATCTACAATCTGCTCGTGAAATGTTTAATGCACAGAACTATCTAACTGTTGCACAGGCTAATGCCCAATGGAGACAGGCTGTACAGACTATGAACACTGCTGCAATAAACGCTTCAAATATGGAATATGCTAAACAAGTAAATAATTTATCTCAGGCTGCATTAGATCAAATATGGATGCGAGATAGAGATATAATGGATTACGCTTGGCGATCAGCAGAAAGCTCTCTTGATAGACAAAAAAGTATTTTGATTGCGGAGATGCAAGCTCAGGCGCAAATAGATCAAGCTAAAGGTAGTGCATTAGGTAAACTATTTTCAATAGGTGGTAACTATCTTATGGCTGGCTTATTTCCAGACCAAGCAAAAATAATATTAGGTATTCAATAAGGACGTAAATATGTTTAGTAGGATGAATAATAGAGATACTTTATCTCCAGATGAACTAGTAAAATTCTTTTTATCTAGACAAAAAAGAGCAGATCTTAATAAGACTGAAGAAGATACGCCTAATGGGTTGATGCAAGAGGATATAATTGTAGAGCCATTAGAAGATCAAGAAAGCGAAGATACTTTAGACTTTCTTCAAAGAATGATTATGAGTCAATCAGGTAAAGTTGCAGAAGCTAAAGAAACTTTAGGGGAGCAGCTTGCAGATATAAAAGAAAAGGCTTTAGCTAATATAGACAATATAAAAAATACACAGCTAAAGTCTGGGCCTAATCCTTTTATAGGCGGTCCTCTTTCTCCAATGTTAACTGAAGAGGGAGTAGAGCAAGAGGTAGAGAAGATTGTTGATCCAATGTTAAGAGATCCTAAGATACTTGATATACCGCCTAAACTATTTGATGAGTCGGCACAACAAACAGAGGAGGCGCTTACAGTTGAAGAAGTTTCTGATATTGCTAGTGATGCTATCGATGCTGCCCCTGATGCTGATGAGGTGCAGCCTACAGATGGGAAAGTCATTGATTTAAATAAAGAACTAGATGCTATTTTAATTGCAGAAGGAGGCTACCAAAATGATAAGGATGACTCAGGTAATTATGTTAATGGCGTATTAATAGGCACTAATAGGGGTGTAACACCTGCTGCTTTAGCGAAGCATAGAGGTGTAAAAGTTTCTTCTATAACTGTTGAAGATATTAAGAATGTAACTGAACAAGAAGCTAGAGACATATTTAAAGAAGAGTATTTTTATAAGCCTAAACTAGATAAGTTACCTATGGATTTGCAAGCATCTGTTTTTGATATGCAAATAAACTCAGGATCTAATGCTATAAAAATATTACAAAAACTTGTTGGTACAAAGCAAGATGGTATTATAGGCCCAAAAACATTAAAGGCGTTAGAAGATAATCCAGTAAGTGTAAATGAATATGCTGATGCTCGAATAGAGTACTACAATAAAGTTGTAACTAAGAGTCCTGAAAAGAAAAAGTTTTTATCAGGTTGGACAAGTAGAGCTAATAGCTATAAGGTATAGATAATGTTTGGATTACCACTAGAACTAATCACCATGTTGTTCTCCACCGTGCTAGGTGGGGTAATGTCTATTTGGGGGCAGTCAATAAAAGCTAAACAAGCACAGAATGACATGCTCATGGAACGTGCTAATTTTAGAAAGAACGCAGTTAAAGAAGCTCGTGATGCAGGTAAGAATGATTCACACTTTGCATGGACACGTAGACTCATAGCTTTATCTGCTGTGTTCTCTATAATTGTATTGCCAAAGCTAGTTGCTGTATGGTATCCTGAAGTGAGTGTGTATGTAGGATACACCGAAGCCACTGGCGGTTTTATGAGTTGGTTGTTTGGACCAGAGGAAGCTATACAGTGGAAGATGGCACAGGGCTTTGTAATCACACCACTAGACACACACATTGTATCAGCCATAGTAGGATTATACTTTGGCGCTGGATTTACTAAATAGGAAATAATAAAATGGTTCACCCACTAGAAGCACCAATACCAGGACAGTCTTTAACATCACAGCCTAAGAACGTACCTTGGGAATATCCTGCAAGAATAACAGAACCTATGGACGCACTAGAGTTCCATATGAAGCAACTGACAGATGAAAATACTGTAGACAACATAATGGAGATGTTAGAGGTAGGTATACCTGTTTCAGTCATAGCTAGTTCTATGCTTACAGTAGCTGTAATGGATGGCGAACATTCTATAGATGTAAAGCTTATAATAAAACCTTTTGTAGAGGATCACATTAAATCTTTAGCAGAGGTAACAGGAATAGACTATAAGATGTCAATGCGTGATTACGATGATACAACTGAGGCAGATAAACAACGTAAAGCTAGTGTGTTAGAAGCTAAGATTAGAAACATGACAGAAAAAGTACAGCCTAGCACTATGGATGAAGGTGATAGAATAACAGAACAAGCACAACAAGAGTTGATGAAAACTGAAGAACCTGAAACAGAGGCTATGCCTACTGAGCCAAAAGGTCTTATGTCTAAGGAGAATATGTAATGGCTATTAGAGGTGCGTTTGGAGCAGGTTTAGCAGAGGGCTTTGCCACAGGTATACAACAAGGTGTAGAGAGAAGACAAAATAGATTTGATGCAATATTTGATGAGTCTTTAGAGTCAGCTAAAAGGTTAGCTCCTAAGTATGCTAAGTCAAAGTCAGAAGCAGATGCTGCTGTAGAAATGATGAATGCGTTTGGTAAAGAGTATAACATTACGCCAGAAGAGTTTATTGCTATGGCTCAAACGTATGATGTCACACAGATATACGCTGCTGTGGCAGAAGCAGAAGCTAAGATGCCAGAGGGTGCAACTCTAGATAAAGCAAAAATACTTGGTCCTCTAAATATACCTAGCAACATAGAGCTACCAGAGGGCATGTCTAAAGAGCAAGCTGTACGTAGTATCTTTATGGGCTACGCTAATAATTTAGCAGAAGATCCAACAGATAAGTCTGAAGGTAAGGCAAGTAGTTCTTGGGGTAAAGCATTAGCTAACACATTGATGATCAACCCTCGTAACCAAGCTGATGATATGCTTAATGCAATGTCAGTTATGGGTGTGCCATATAAAGACTTGATGTTGTATCAAGCATCAGCAGGTGAGAGATACAAACCTTTAGCTGGTGTTTCTGGTAAACCTATATACAACATTGAGATCACTGATTATCAATCTGGGGATTACGCTAGAACAGCAGATACCTTTAGAAGGCATTTTACACGTAAATTTACAAACTATGAGGAGTTTTCTGAGTTTGTTTCTAGTTCTGCTGATGTGGATGAAATTTTAGCTAAGATGGGAGAACAGGATGAAGAACAGCTAGACAGTTCATTAATGATGGGTGGTAACCTTATGGCAGACATTGATCTAAAGCTTGCTACAACGTATGGACACGAAGCTTCTTTCGTAAGAACGGCTGCGATGAATAAGCTAACAGCCGCCATACAAAATGTTGCAGACTTCAAGGCATTTAAAGAGTCTGAGAAAGATGGTAATGCATCACGTTTAATTAGTGAGTCAATAAATAAACATGGTGGGTTAACTCAAGAATACATCAACATGATACTAGGAAATGAAGCTGAAATACTTAAAGGTAAAAAAACTGAAGGTGGGTCTAGTGTATCTAATGAGTCTTTAAATCTAAGCGGTCAAATGGGTGGTGAAGCTGATGCGTTTGAACAAATATCAGGAACGATACCAACTGTATCAGAGGCAAACGATGACCTAATTAAAACAGGTGGTGGCTCTGAACAGTCAGAAGTAGATGAGATGATAGACACTGTAATTGCTAATGAAACAGGTGAAGACGATGGTATAAATCTTGGTACACCTAATGTAGGCGAAGTCACTAAAAGAAGAATAGATAAAGTAGATGCATACAGAGAAGCAGCTTCTAAGATTACGTATGAAGAGTATCAAGGTATGAGTCGTAGCGAAGCAAAAGAAGCAGGACTACCTGCCACAGGGCTTGAAAGTGCAGAAGCTTTTGGTTTAAACCCTAAGCAATACTTTAAAGGTGGAGAAGACGAGGCTGGTGAAAGTCTTAGTAAAAAAGAATTAGCTATGACAGCTATAAAAGCAGCTAATATGGTGTCTGACGAGTTTACCGACTTTAATGTTTTCTTAGAAGAGGGAAGCGATGATAGTGAACTTAAAGATTGGATGAAGCAAAATGACTTGCCAATAAATGATAGTCTTATAAGAATGCTAAAAACAATGCTGGAAATAAAGAGTAAAAAGGGTGGCCAGACTAATATGACTTTAGAATACAGCAAAGCCATTAAAAAAGAATTAGGTAATTAAGTATGAGTGATTATTACACACCTGAAAAGATGCAAGATAAAAAGCTATCTGATTTAAAAAAAGATAGAGCTTTTCTAGCAGATGCAATCACCTTTCTTAAAAGCGACAGGAAAGGTTACACTGATGAAGAACTGAGGAAGAAGTCAGCTAGTGATATTACATATGATATACTAGAACACTTTCGTATAATGAATACAAACGAAGTAAGTATGGGTAGAGATTACTTTTTTGTAAGTGACAACAACGTAAAAGAAACAGATAAACAAGCTTATGCGAGACTGTACTCAGCCTTTGATGCAGCTAAGGGAGAAGGTCTACTAGACAATAGGGGCGCTAAGATATTTGATTACGTAGAAGGTGTTGCTACAGCGCCATCTACTTTTGCTTCTGTTGCAGCACTGCCTCTGACTGCTGGAACTGGTACTGCTGCTATACAAGCATCTAAAATAGGTACGCTAGAAGGCTTAAAAAAGGTAACAAAAAATCTTATCAAGCGAGGTGTTATGGCATCTACTCTTGAAGGATCTGTTGCTGCATCAGCACAGCTAGGCGAAGAGATGATTAAACAAAAAGCTAAGAAGACGATTGGCGAAGACTATAAAATAAGCAAAGGTAACATAGCTTTAGCAGGTGCTACAGGTTTAACATTAGGTGCTGCAGGTTATGCAATACCAGCCAGACAACAATACAAAGGTGCTAAGAGACTTATAGATACTGTAAAAGCAGGTGATGCAGCTAAGACTGCAAGACATGCTTCTGCTGCACAAAGAGCAGTAGACGATTTACAGAAACACGCCTCAACAGCAGAGGGTAGACGTTACATACGCTTTACTAAAAACAAACTACTAGCAGCTATTGATCCTAAGCTTGTTGAAGAAGGTATGTCAGCTAAGATAAACATACTTAGTAAAGACTTGCCTGACGGACTTATTGGTGGACTAGACAGACAAACTATACAGAGACTAGGTGCTGCAGCCGTTGAGCTAACACGTACTATAAAGTCTTACAACCCAGAGTTTAAGCCTGAGAAAGGCATGAGAGTTACAGAGTTTCTTGCCAACGCAATTGATCAAGGCTTTGGTGTAGATATGTTTGATAGTATTGCTGGTAAGTATGGACTGTCACGTAGACAACTAGCTGCTGTATTTGCTGCAGAATATTCTGAGGCTGCTCGTACTCTTGTATCAGCTAAACAATTTAAGAGTGCTTCAGGAAAAGTTATCACTGGTAGAGAAGCAGTAGAAGCAGCAGGTAAGTTTAGAGATAAGCTAGATGAATTGTATGACATGGGTATGTCAACAGTTTCAGGTAGAGATGCTCAAGAGTTAAAAGATGCACAGATGCAGATTGGTGCAACTAGAAAAGTATTT